AAAGGAGTTGACTTGTAGTGAAACGAATCCGTAACAGTGACGATAGCAAGTCACCTATTAAGTTGACCGAGTCCCCTTTGGACTTTGTCATATACCTGCTGCTAAAACTAAAGAAAGGGGGTGATTTGATGATGGCTATGTTCTTCGCTCAGCGCGTTATCCTGGGTAAGACCACCTTCGATAAGGTGCCTAAGGCTCTGAAGAAGGGTGTCGCCGAAGTCCTGATCGACTCCGGTCTGCCCGAGCTGGTGCCCTCCGAATTCGGCGGCACTGCTGACCTTCCCGCAGCATAAGTACGAAATGCGATAAAAATTGAAAGGAGATTATAGTTATGGCTTATCCGTATGATCCCCGGCAACAGAATCCGGGATACAATCCGCCTGCTTGGGCTAATCCGCAACAGCAGCAGTGGACCAACCCACAGCCCAATCCTACTCCGCCTCCTCAGCCTCAGTTCTACAATGCGCCGCTGGTCCCTCAGCCGCGCACGGTTCCCTGTCGTGTGGTGAACAATCCAGCAGACATTACGCCCAGCGAGATCCCTATGGACGGCAGGGTCAGTCTGTTTCTCTCGAGTGATAACTCGTATATCATCGCGAAGCAGTGGAATCAAAATGGACTCATTGATACGGCGATTTACCGTCCTGAGGTCCAGAATCAGCAGACTGATGAGGAGGCAGTTCCTTTCAAACAAGAAGTCTTAGATCGTCTAGGCCGTATCGAGTCTTTCTTCGAGACCCTTACCGCTCCGACGACCAATAAGGCAGTTCCTTCTAAGGAGGTGAATCCGAAATGAACGGACCTAATCTCATGCAATTCGCCATGAACATGCTGAAGCAGAACCCAAACATCGCGAGAAATCCTCAAGCACAGGCTATGCTGCAGGTGTTGCAGAGCGGGGATGCGCAGAAGGGACAACAGATCGCACAAAACCTCTGTCAGACTTACGGCATTACCCCTGAGCAAGCCGTAAATCAGGCATCGTCGTTCTTCAACATTCCACGCTAGCTTCGTCTAGCAACGATTCCTTAAGGAGGAATTTCTATGTTCGGTTCTAACTTTGCATCTTCCCCTTCCCTGGCAGACATTGCAGCAGTGACTGACAATAACCGTGGAAACAACAATGGGTTCGGCGACAACAACGGCTGGTGGATTCTGATCATCCTGTTCGCCCTCTTTGGCTGGGGCCGAGGCGGATATGGGAACGGGTATGGCAATGGCGAACCCAGTGTTGTCTACGTTCCCACTGGCGGCATGAATGGCGGTCTCGGCGCTGAAGTCCAGAGAGGCTTCGACACCCAGTCCATCATCAACAAGCTCAGCGGCGTCGATAACGGCATCTGCAGCCTGGGTTACGACCAGTTGGCTCAGATGAATGGTATCAACACCAACATCATGCAGACCGGTTACGGCATCCAGAACAGCATCACGCAGATGGGCATTGCTCAGATGCAGGATACCAATGCGATCTCTCGTCAGCTGGCTGACTGCTGCTGTGAGAACCGTCAGGGTCAGTCTGACATCAAGTATGCGATGGCAACCGACACCTGTGCGATTACCACTGCGATCAATCAGGCGGCCCAGCAGATCATGCAGAATGACAACGCCAACTATCGGCAGCTGCATGACGAGCAGGTTGCGATTCAGATGCAGGCTAAGGACGCCAAGATTCAGGAGCAGGCTGCCATGATCAACACCTTGAACCTGGCTCAGTCTCAGGCCAATCAGAACCAGTACCTTGTCAACACTCTGAGACCGTGCCCCGTTCCGGCTTACCAGGTCCAGAATCCCTGGGCTACCAGTCAGTATGGTGGCTGCTGCGGGTCCAACAGCAATTGCTGTAATTACGGCTAATCTGGCATGAGCAGAGAGGGTCTTGACGACATCGCCGAGGCCCTCTCCCTCATTTGAGGTATCACATAATAATTCAAAATGGAGTTCAACACTACACAGAAGGAAGGTATTTTCAATGATTGAACTGACTAACTCTGCAGCTCAGGTTGTCCAGCCTGGCCAGTCTGTTGCCTTCAACACCGTCGTTCTCCACACTGGCTGTGGCGAATGCTACAGACGAAACACTCCCTCCATCAAGCTGCGTGCCAATGGCATCTACGAAGTCGCATTCTCTGGCAATATCACGGGTGCCACTGCTGCAACTCCGATCCAGCTGGCTATCGCACTGGGAGGCATCGCTCTGCCGGAGACGGTAATGGTCTCCACCCCCGCCACGGCAAACGCTTTTAGCAATGTCGCGACGTCTACCTTTGTTCAGAACACCTGTGGTGACTTCGATCGAGTGACCGTGGTCAACTCTGGTACGGAACCTGTCACTATCAGCGCTAACATGAAGTTCTCTGTTAGACGCTTGTCTTAATTGGAGGTGTCTAATATGAGCAATCACATGGATCATCTGAACGCAATCTGTGACATGAAGGATCGCTTCATCGAGTGGACCAAAGAGGAGCTCGGTAAGGGTAAGGAAGTGATCGACACCAAGGAAATGGGTGAAGTCATCGACATCATCAAGGATCTGTATCAGGCTGAGGCATACTGCTGGAAGTCCTGCTACTACAAGCTCCTGGTGGAAGAGGACGACACCGAGACGTACGACCAGCGCAGGTATTACAACCCTGCAAGAACGCCCAAGTCCATGATCAAAGCCGGTATGAACCGTAGTGGTAAGCGCTACTACGAGCCCGACTGGAGTTATAACGACATCTACATGCAGAACGAGGACAGATGGGATAAGCATCGGACGCCTCGCACTGCCTACGATGAGTATACGGACGCCAGACGGCACTACACGGCTACGCACGAGCAGAAGGATAAGGACGAAATGGAGATGCACGCCACCAAGCACATGCTCGAGGCCATCTCCTCTATCAAAGACATCTGGCGTCATGCAGAACCTGAGATGAAGGAACGCATGAAGTCTGATGTCACCGCTCTGATGAACAGCATGAACTGATATGAACGCTAGAAATTGCTTCATGATGAACGGTGTACTCTGGAGAGTCAAGTTCGTAAGTCCTGGAAGTAGGATACTTGTCGATCCATTCGGCGAATCTCGTCTGGCGACGACTGATCCTATATCGCAAACGATATATCTCTCTCGATCGCTTGGTCGTCAGACACAAGAAGTCGTGTTTCTCCATGAACTGGGTCACTGTGTTCTGTTCAGTTATGGGTTGTTAAGCGAGCTCCGTGAGGCTGTCAGACCAGAACTTTGGTCTGAGGCCGAGGAGTGGGTTTGCAACTTCATAGCGGACTACGGACAAGAGATTTTTCAGGTTGCCGACGACATCATGTTTGTTCCTCAAGAGCTGGATCGACTACTAGCATAAGGAGGAATCGCACATGCCACCCTGGCTACAATCTATTATCACGATTGTTGGTGCGGTATTAGCATCTTCTGGTTTTTGGACATTTCTTCAGCGAAAAGCTGATCGAAAAGACGTCAAATCCGAGATGTTAAGAGGTCTTGCACACGACCGAATTATCAGTTTAGGTATGGAGTATCTGACTCGCGGGTATATTCTGCAGTCGGAATACGAGGACCTTTACGACTATTTATATGTACCGTACAGCAAATTGGGTGGTAATGGCACCGGAAAACATATGATGGATTCTGTTGCTGCGCTACCTATGTTTAGTACGCATATTAGTGCAAAGGAGGCGTTAGGTCATGAAGCTGTCGAACACAACGTATGATATTCTCAAGTGGATCGCGACACTGCTGTTACCTGCTCTGGGTACTTTATATTTTGCTTTGGCCAGCATTTGGGAATTCCCCTATGGCGAGCAGATCGTGGGTACCATCACTGCAGTTGACACGTTCCTGGGCGTGATCCTGGGTATCAGTACGAGTTCGTACAAGAAAATGGACGTAGG